TGGGATCCATTGCTGCTAATTATCCGGATAACCCCGAACCTGAACAGATGGCGACGCAGCGTACATTTTTGCACGCCCTTCATGAAGCCTATCCGTTTCCTGAACTTCAGGCAGTCTATGCAACCTATATAACGGCTCATGAACCCGAACTGAGGTCACGCAAAGCGTATATGAAGTGGATGTACGGGCTACTGCGTGCATTGTCGGCGAACGCAAAGGTGTATATGCGGTCCTTCAAGGGATGGGCTCACCATCTTGCGTATTTCAAGAGCGGCTGCTCTAAAAAGACGTATCATGGAAAAACGTGTCGGAAGACAGCTGGGGGTCGTACAAAGGACCGCGATCATCGGCGGACATTCAAGATTGTTCATGGTAGATTGCTGTAGCACTCGGAATTAATACTTAGATATATGTAATAGATCCCCGATGGCTGCGCCGGCGCCACAACGTAACCCCATGGAGCTAAACGCTGCCGTACCAAGCCAGTTTGATTTGCTCATAGCGAAACATAGATTGAGACCGTATGGCGTAGCAGGGCCCGCGGAGCTCGATATAGACGAGGTAGAGTTGTGGGTACATGAAGCAGAACGGCAGCATACATTATCACAGTGGCACCAATCCGACGAACGCTCAGCCGCCCGCGCCGCTAAGCTGTTTGAAATCATACAACTAAGAAGAGGCGCGGCTCGTGCTCTTCAGACATCAATTCTTGTAACCGATGTACTTATGTTAACCGATGCATACACTGCATACAGGGGAGGAGATGCAGCGGCTCGGGCGGTTGCGCTGAGTTCTGCGTATGGAAACGCGATGGAATGGGAATACAGGGATGCAATTGGAGCGGAGTCCCCGTTCGATGTTGATGCAGCGTTAGCGGCGGCCAGGGCGGCGGCGGGCGGGCCGGGGGCAGGGGCTGTGGCGGCGGCTGCTGCAGCTGCGGCCAGGGCGGCTCCTGCTCCTGCTCCTGCTGCTGCTCCCGCTCCCGCTCCTGCTGCCCCGCCGCCTCCCCCGCCTCCTCCTGCGGCTCCCGCACCACCGCCTCCTGATAGATACCGGGGCACGGATATTGCGAATGACCTGGCCGAAATGGAGGAGAAACCAATTAGCGAGTGGCTAGCACAGGTCAATACGGCTGCAGATCCCCACGGACGAAAGATTATCTTTAGACAGGGGAACTCATTCTATAGCATATCCGTAAAATCAATACAAGATGCGATCAACGACAGGAGCAGTATATTTTATCAATGTAAACGGCAGATGGCGGGCGCGCCGGCTGAGGCAGACGTATTTTGGGAGCGGCCGTATTTTCGGTTGCAGTTGAATGGAAACATGCTAATTCCTTTTGGCCTAATACAAACTGCGATTGATCCTGCGAACCCCGTTCGTGTATTTGGTATCACTGAAGCCGGTCTACGGTTGCCGTTTGTCACAAGTTCCCAATCTATTATCAGAAATGGTAACTGGTATGGAGTAAATATCGTGGGTTCGGATCACTGTCAGATGGGCTCCGATGCACTGGTCTACACTTTACACTCTTTAGCCCGCATCCCCCCTTCAGGGGGCCGACGCGAAAAGACACGCAGGACGGTCCGCAGGCGTAAGATGAAGAAGATGTCTCGCAAGAGAGCTACTTCGTCTTGGGTTTAGGGGTTGCTGTGTGTACAACCTAATCTTTCAAATGAATAATGAGCCTCGTGCTAGAACCGGAGGAAGAGGCTGCGTTGTTTCTGTATATTATAGACGGCTGTAAGGTCGAAAAACCCGATTGGACGGTCAACAACTATTTGAACTATCTCGACGAGTACGATCGCAGCGGATGTAAAGTGACAATCCCTGCGATCATTGAAAAGTATGGTAAGGTTGTCAATGACATGACCTATTATCGTGGCCATGGTAAATTCAGCTTTGAGCAGGCCCAAAGAGATGCGGATCGCGTGATCGCACCCGGAATGGCAAGCAAAAAGTTCTTTTCCGTTTCATGGGACATTGGCTCTGCAAAGACATTTACCGGAAGGGGTTGCTGTCTTTTTGAGATCACTCTCAAGAATGCCAAACTCTTGCAGCTTGATACCGTTTCGTTTGAACGAAGTTTTAAGGGAGGACTGTATCCTCCAGAAAAGGCCGATGAAGTTGACAAGGAGAGAGCCCGTCGTAATGAGAACTTGATGTACTTACTCAACTACGATCATGAGGTCCTTGTGTTAGGAGGTGGGGAGTTTACACCTCTCGGAGAGCCCGTGATGAAGGGAAAAACGTTAATGTATTCAACGACGTATACCGGTAAAACGATGGGTGGCCGGAGGCGGCGCACGTATCGGAGGAAGAGGAAGACTACTTCGTCTTAGGTTTGGGGTTTGCTTGGTTCTGAAGTTGTAGTCTAACGTGCCGTGCAGAGTAGACGTCGGCCTTCTTCTCCTTGGAGGGCTTCTTGAGTTCGCGACGTGTCTTGGGAGGATCCATCTCTAAGGTCTATTACGTACTCCAAACGATTTCCGATTTTAACCACGGCGAGTTCCACGGCGGCCCTTGCGACCACGGCGAGAGCGGCGACGACCACCGGCAGGGGCGTTATCACGGAGCATACCACCCGGGGGGCTGGCGGCGGACGGGCCGGAAAACGAGAGATCCGTGCTATCGCTGAACGGCTGAACACCACCGTCACTACCGCCCTTCATTGGAGTGTAGCTCTTGCGCGCCAGCTTGAGCACCTGGCCGAACTTCATGCCCTTGTGAGCCTTCATTGTCGCCTTAACGTGACTGAGCCACTTGTTTGTCATTTTGTTTATTGAGTGAGAAGTTATTGTAATCCCACTGGCTTTTCAACGAACCCGGGGGTGACGCCCGATCCAGGAAATAGCATCCATTGACATCCATACGCGGCGGCGATGCGGGGATCCAGTGTTTCCTTGCCAAAGGTAGGATCCGGAGCAACGATAGAGATTGCATTGCGGTTATACGCAACAAGCTCTGTCTGATCCCGAGGGTGCATGGCTTGAGCATACAAAAGTCGGCGTACTGTAGAGTCATTCCACGACAAGTTCACAAGCTGACCCAGTTCATTACCCGGCGGAACATCGGACACAAGGATTAGAGTATGCTTCAGTTCGTCCAGCGGGGTTTTCACAGTAACCCGATCGATCAAATGACGATGAACCGTGGTCTTGAGGCAGTGTGCGGCCTTGTTTAGTGTCACGGCGTTCGTGGTGTGCGACACAATAGAGAGAATGAATGGATCCGAGCTGGTCTGCCAGGCGTGAATGAGTTCCGTGCAGACCGAATCAAAGGTCCAATAGTCTACTGTATAATCGTATCCAAGGTTCAACGGAGTCTTGGCTACGATTGGTTTCCCGTTCTCGTCTGCGTAGAGATGAACCTCTAACAGACGGCGACCGGATGAAAGGACGGCCACTGGATCTTCAAAGACGCCGCCCGTGACATAGTAATCGCAAAGGCGCTTACGTCCCGCTGGGGCATTGTCCTCGGCGTCAATTCCTTCGTGCCAAATCGTATATCCCAGAATGCCGACGAGTGCTGCGCCAATTGCAAGCTCCATTACTTCTTATCAGTTTCTATTTTTGGACCAGTAAACAGGATCTGCCGAAATCCATTCATCACTTCATCGGGGATCCGTGCCTGCATTGGAAGCTCAGTGAGACAGGCATAGTGAAAGTACAGGCAATACATTCCGCACTCTGAATCCTTGAACTGATGGCGAGTGGAGTTGAAGGTCATTTTCATTGGGTTCTTGTGAATACCCGTTGCGTCCCACTGGGTTTTCCATCTCCGCATGAGCGCCTTGATCTCCTTTTCAGGAGCGTGGGCATACGAATCAAAGTAGGTAATGCGTGGATATTCAAGATGAGAGCGGACGTCGCAGAACAATGCGATCCAGTGCTCACCCGGCCCATCGTGAGGGTCCGTATTGAAGACAATGCCGATCTGTTCGTGACCTTTTTTTGCCAGATCAGGCAACTTCATCTTGCACAATGAGCTCACGAGGCATTGCTGAGTTTCGCTTTGGAGATCAAAGTCAATCGGAATCGACCCAACATAGAAGTACTTTGCAAAGAGCTTGGTATAGTTCTTCTCTACCTTGTCAATGTCGTCCGATGACAGCCATTCATCTCGCTTCACCGTCCACTCCTTCGGAGCCCTAGGCCTCTGCATAAGAGACGCAACAATACACTCGGCTGATCCCGTAGAGCACTTGTCGTTCAGACGATGCTGAATGTTTACCCATACTTCTTCGGGGGTCCCAGTTGGCACGGGGTCTTCTTTCGGATGTTCCTTGTTGTATACGGTGCGCAACCGCTCAATCTCTTCAGTATCCAACCAAGACATTCCTTGTTCTAAAACGGATACTATTAAGTCTAGGAAAGAACAAACCAAATGGAGAGCCTCAAGCCTATTCTGTCAACCTACGCCGGTATTCAGCGTCAGATCAACGACATCAATGTCCGTGCCAACGAGCTCCGCGATGAGCGCCGCACAATTGAGCTGGATCTTGCCGCTCTGTATGCTTCATCTCGGGAGGAGCTTCCCGACAAGATTAATCTTGCAACCTCGGGAATGACCTTTTCGGTGAAGCGCCCGAATCAGTGGAAGAAGGGGTGGTCGCTGTCAAAGAAGGAACTGAAGTCCTATTTGGACGAGCTAGTGCCTCAGCGCGCGGAAGAGATCCTGGCCGAGATTGTCAAACGGCAAGAGGAGAAGATGGTGGAAACGGACTACGGCTTTGAACTAAAGGTTGCTGCGAAGCGGGACTGAGACTCAGTTCAATCTCCTTTAATGTAGACTGAATGTCTGCAAGATGCCGCTTTGCTTGCTCGATATTCTCGCGTGGAAGGAAACCACCCCGGATACGAGTAAGATTACACACAAGGGAACCATTGGTGCTCAGCAGACGTGTAGCCAGGATGATTCGGGCCTTAACCATCAACGTGATATGACATTCTACAACACATTATTTTTAAGTGCCATGTCCCGGACCCTCAGGTTCCGTCGTCCACCCGGTCGGCAAAGTAGGCCGACAACTTTTCAGATAGACCCTTGACACTGAACTCCCATACGCCCGTCCAGTTGGGGCGCATCACCTTTCGGATGTCGTTGATGCCGTCTAGAATGGCGTGGCGATCTACATATTTGCGATTGACGTGCGTCCCGTGCCACAAATGAAACACCGGACCCGATGTGCAGGTGATACGGGGTTTGGGCAATGCGTCAAATGCAGTATAGGCAGGGACGAGGGCGGGCTTGAGGTAGGTGGGAGGAAACTTCACGCCCAACCACGCAGCTGCGGACAGGGTGTCTCCGCTTCCCGTAACACCATACTCAAAGAAGCCCACCTTGCGGAACCACTTGCGCCGAAACGCCCAGGCAAATCCCGGATGAAGCTTGTGATCAAAGGTTTTTTCCCTGTTCATGTAGATCACCGATTCGCGGATTTGCGTGGCGTGCGTGTAGGTAATGTCCATCCAAACAGCGGTGGTGAAGGGCTGGACAACGTCGTGGTCTGACAGGGCGGCAGAGACCTCAGAGTACCAATTCGGGTTGCCAAAGACAATGTCTGCATCCAAAAAGAGAACCTTGGAATAATACCACGGAATTCTGGACTCCAGCAAGGTGCACAGGTTCTCCTTGTGGAACATCACGGACTTTGCGTAGACATGAAAAGCATCCTTAATCTCCGGTTCTTGCCGATTGTAGACTAATTCCAACGTAAAATACGGAATGTTGGCAATCTTGAGCTTTTCAATTGTATACAAGTAGTTCATGAGCATTCGCTTGGACTTTGCCGGGTTGAAGAACACAAGTCCCACTGCCATATCCTTGATCAGCGGAGCTCTGTACCGAACATTTGCAATCTCAATCATCGTACCAGGATCGTGTTTAGGCAGGGCATCCGGTAGCTCAGTATACGTCATTGACTGAGCAGCCCCCATTGTGTAGGAAAATGGATAAAAGTTTCAACTGGAATACACAACTCACATGACCGACGTCTACTCTCCCTACAATGCCCGTAACCGCCCCTTTACTGAAAAGGACATTCATCGCATTCTACACCGTCATGGGCTACCTCATTACCGTGTAGCCAATGCACGAGTTTTCCAAACGGCGATGGTTCATACCACCTACGTCAAACGATCAGATTATGTTACTCCCGATGGACGACCGGCGTCTCTTGCTCCGTGTCCTTCTGGTGTTATGCCCTTGCAGGATGAATCGTATGAGTGCCTTGAGTTTGAAGGCGACTCGGTGTTGGGCGTTTGTGTGGCGACGTATTTGCGCCGCAAGTATCCTGAGAAGAAACAGGGGTTCTTGACCGATGCTCGTAAGGAGCTGGTCAACAACGAGCGGATTGGTGCTCTGTGCCAACAGGTAGGACTAGATACCTTCTATGTTATTTCTCGTCATAACGAGGAGTCCGTTGCCATCAATGGCCGCCGCAACATTCAAAAACTAGGAGACATCTTTGAGGCGTTTATCGGTGCCTTGTGGACAGACTGCGGCAATCGGTTTCATATTGTCTACGCCTTTGTGACGACCGTTATTGAGGCCTATATTGACGTTCAGGACGCCGTGACCACCGTGACCAACTACAAGGATATCTTTCAAAAGTACTGTCAGCGTGAGTATGGAACAACTCCTGTATACAACATGCTGAGTGCGGTCAAGGACTCCAAGGACATTCGGGTGGTCGTGATGGACGGCCCGACTGTTCGCGGACGTGGGCAGGGACCTACACGAAAGAAGGCTGAGCAAATGGCCGCCAAGGAAGCCTTAGAATCAGTTGGCGCAGTCCTTACTGCCTAAATCCCGAACCGATAACGATTTCGTGTAGCGTCCCACAGCCCAGGTGTGTTTCGTGCAGGTTGCGGCCGGGCATTGTACTCTTTAGCCATTGTGATCTCGGCCTCCATGGTCATTGGTCGCCACTCCTTGCCAGTCGTCGCATTGATGATTAGCTGTCCTAGTTTGCTGACCTTCTTGTGAAGCTGTTGTTGGTCAATGGTTTTCCAATTTTGACGTATCCAATCCCGAAACGCATTTGTAATCGCAGAGAGTTTTGGATTTGTCTCGTCTACAAAATACAGAACAGTCAGCAGGTCAAATATCTTCATAAGTTGGCCCATGAACTGTAAGGCTTCCGCTTCTGACGCAGGACTCATATTCGAATAGAGCTCTTCTATGTCAGTGAACCATGGAAAGTCAGACGTATTTTCTACGATATATCTTTCAATATACCTGCTCAACCCCATAGGATCTGTTTGCAGTCTGTCATAGTCCGTGATGACCGGGCATCCGTCTCGCATGATGCCCATGTTATCATCGTTTAGATCAGCATGTACGAACCTACCATTGATGTGAACAAGTCCAATCATAAGATCAACCAATGAAAGGATGTCGCCTTCGCTAAACTTGTTGTATCGCAGCATCAGCGAACACGTGAGAGGGGGTTGCGTGCCGCTGGACCATATCTCGTATAGTTTCATGGCGTCAGCTGAGCCGAAAATGAGGTTCTCTTGTGTCTTAACGAACGTAGAAAGGAACGTATTTGTCTTCACATCGTAGGTGGCAATACTCGGGGTTGTCACCATCTTCACATAGGGGTTCTCTGCACCGAGCCTTTGCACCAACGTATTTTTTTCACTCACATCGTCTTCTGTTTTTGTGACGTGTGCGACAATGTCTCCCGGTCCCAGTCCGGCTGGGATCGGTGGAATAGACCCAACTGGCGGTGGAAGGAAGTTCTCGTTGCTTTTCAGACCGAACACCATGGCACCCGTGCCTGCGCCCAACAGAACACCGCCTTTCATCGGTTGGGTCAGTAGTACATGATCACGGCAACGGACCTTGCGAAGTGTTCGTCGTTTCCTTTGCAGGACAGACTTTGTGCAAATGGCAATCGCGGCCCCTTCTGCTGTGCTACCTTTCCGGGCCTTCACCGTCTTGCGCACGGATTTGATACACTTGCAAAAGCGATCGGTCTGGCTACGTTTACCTCCACGTTTTGGTCTGAAGAGTCCGTTGACAGCAACATGCAATTTCTTCGTCAGTTTGTCTCCGCTGAGTTTGGCTTCCCATAGTTCGTTGAGCCAGCCGATAAATCCATCCGTATTCATGTTGTCGAGTTCAAGGTTGTACGCCATACATACGATATCATAAAACTGTATGAACCGAAGGAGCGTTGCGTCGTCCGCACCCTCGTCCAGAACAATGATGGATTTATCGAACAACTGCTGAAGATAGTCCAATTCGATGTGTTGGGTTGCTATTGCCGTCTTCATGCCCTCTAAACCGTCAAACATGCGCCCCCAGTCATGAAGAACGAGATGATCACCCATCCACGACACATTTGCATCGTGGATGTCTCCATGAACAATACCCTGCTCATTGAGATAGACAACTGCGTGATACAGAGTGCGAAGTTGTTCGGCTGTGGCGCCTGGAGGATGATGCGCATAGAAATCTTGCCCCTGCCTAGGTGTGATAAAGTTGATCTTGTCCTCCTTTACTCCGGGGGTTGTGATCTTGTTTGTGTCTGCACGACATGGGCCTCCTACCAGATCCTCCTCCGTAAACTCGGGTGTGCAAGTGGCAACTGAAAGGTTAAAGGAGGAGGACACATCCACACCGTGTTTTTCTTGGATGTTGCGAATCGCATCCTTTACTCGTAGTTGGTTAGCAAGCTCGTTCTTGGCATACCCATTCTTGTCCGTGACACGAGAGACATAGTCGCCTGCAGGGATAGATTCAGGCACTTGTGTTCCGGGAACGCACTTCACTTGGGGGGAATACACGCATGTATCGGCACCCGAAGCTAGATATGCAGCACCCTTCATTTTTCGCCTGCGTGTTCGTCTGCCCACACAAGTATCCGCCCCCTGTGTTTTGTAGGCCCTGCCTTTCATTGTGTCAAAGGCAGAAGAATATATCCTCGCAAAGAATAAACTAAATGGGCGGTGGTCTTCTTCAGCTCGTTGCGTATGGTGCTCAGGATGCCTACATCACTGGAAATCCCCACATCACCTTTTGGAAGGTGCTCTACAAGCGTCATACGAACTTCGCCATGGAGGCGTTTCGTGTGAACTTCACCGGCTCGCCCCAGTATGGACAGCGCGTCGTTGCCATCGTCAACCGCAATGCGGATCTGATGTACAAGACCTACCTCGAGGTCCAGCTGCCCGACACGAACAGTGCGAATAGTGGCAATGGTGTCAAGTGGACGGGTGCATATGAGCGTCGTCTCGGCTACCAGCTCCTCAAGAAGATTGAGGTTGAGATTGGAGGTCAGATCATTGACACCCACTATGGCGAGTGGCTGTTCCTGTGGGAGAACCTGACCTCTGGATTTGACAACTCCGTCAAGCTGGACAGTATGACTGGTGGATACCTGGGTGGCACGGAGACAACTGCAGTGTCGTGCGGTGGTCGCCCGGGAATCCTCTACATCCCTCTCCAGTTCTGGTTCTGCCGCAACCCGGGACTGGCGCTTCCCCTGATCGCTCTCCAGTACCACGAGGTGCGCATCAACATCACGCTGAGCCCGGCGACCGACCTGGTGACTGCCCTCACCGTTGGCACTGCTGGGTCTGTGTCCGCAGCCGCGGCACTCCTGCCTCAGCTCAAGGACATGGCGCTCTACATTGACTACGTCTACCTCGACGTGGATGAGCGTCGCCGGTTCGCCCAGCAGTCGCACGAGTACCTCATCGATCAGCTCCAGTTCGGTCTTCAGCAGACGATCACGACGGCATCGGCCCGTATCGATCTTACGCTGAACCACCCGGTGAAGGAGCTGGTGTGGGTCTTCCAGGATGCTCGCAAGACAGATTGCGGATCGGATCTGACTAAGAACCTGGGCTTCACGCAGCCGTTCAGCTACGATGACATCGTCAACCGCGCCCGTCTGCAGATCAACGGCCAGGATCGCTTCGACGAACGCTATGGCGACTACTTCTGGAAGGTGCAGCCCTACCAGCACCACACGGGCGGCGCCTTCTGGCCGATGCGTG